ATGCAACTTCGTTTTCCATCAACGTGTATAATTGATGTTCAAGCGCAAGCTTTGAGTTAAGTAATTCTGCTTCTTTCCTTGCCGCTTCGGCTTCATCTTGCAGTGCCCATACATATTCCTGGAGCGGTCGCAAAGATTCATCTATCGCATCGAGTTCAATTTGACGCTGCTGGTTTATAATTTTTTGTAATGTGGTTTGGTTTTCCAGTAATGTGTAAAGCTGGTTTTCAAGGCCAAGTCTTTGATTGAGCAACGCAGCTTGTGCTGCCGCTGCCGCTGCCGCTTCTTCTGCCGCAATAGCCTCATCCTGTAAGGCCCAAATACGTTCCTGAATAGGTCTTAGCGATTCATCCATTGCATCGAGTTCAATTTGACGCTGTTGATTGACAACTCCCTGTAAGGCATTCTCATCTTCCAGTAATGCGTAAAGCTGATTTTCAATAGACAGCTTAGCTGATAAGAGTTCCTGTTCCTCTGCCGCAAGGCGCTCTTGTTCTGCCAGAGATGCGGCTTCAATTTGAGCATCTTTCCATTTTCCTGTTAATTTTTCTGCATCCTCTAAACCGTAACCTAAATCAGTAAGAGATGTTACCCAACTTTGCGCCTGTCTATCAATGTCAAATAACGTCTTTTCAAAATCGGACATATCCATGATATCAAGGTCGTATTGTACTCTTTCAAGCACATTTGCAACTTGTGTGAGGCGGTTTTTCTCTGCCGCTGTTTCGGCCTCTGCGGCTGCTTTCCTGGCATCTGCAGCCCGGTCTGCTTCCGCGGCTGCCTGTTCCAAGGCTGATTGATAATTAGCATATTGAGCGGATAAGTTGCTGATCATGTCAGCAGCATCATCGCCGTATATATCATATAGCACCTGAGAATCAATGCTGTTCAGGGTGTCGAAAAAGTCTTGAAATCCGGTCAGGATATCAAAGTCACTGGCTTTGTACGGGTCAATTTTCTCCAAAGCCTCAAATATGTCCCTTCTGGATGATATTGCGCCGGTACCGGGTATGGGTTCCCGTACCTCTTTCAGGACATCTTCCAAAGCAATGCCAAGGGTAGGGGTGCCCACATCATCCAGGTGCTGACGGAAAGTTATACCCAGCTCATCGACGACTTTTTCAAGCAGGGATACAGTCCATTCAAAGGGCATTAGCCCCTCGTCTTTTCCATATTGGAGGTAATGTTCCTGTGGGGATAATCCAGCCAGATCAAACGCAGCGTATGTGCTTGCCAAATCCCAACGTTTCCCTTCAAATCCACTCTGGTTTAATTGGGCTACTTTATTTTGCATGTACTTAGATTCATCGAAATATTTTGCTTGAACCGCTTCTGAAGCAGAATATCCTAATTCATTTGCAATGGAAACTGCCATTGCTTTGTAGGCTTCCTCATCGAATACACTTTCCGTGCGGTAATCAGGGTTTACAATGCTGTCCAGTGACGGCGTGTTTAAAAACTCTATAAACGCTGATTCAAAAGACTGCGATGGTGTTGTTCCTACTGCCATAGGTATGGTTTTTTTGGCTGTGTTTATGTCGTTTAAGGCACTGTTTAAACGGCTGGCGGAATCTACAAAGGCATCTGTGAGATAACTGATAACCGTGGTTAGGTCTTTTCCTTCAAGACCCAGGTCGGAAAATGCGTCGACCGATTTTTCAAGTTCTTTTCTGGTTACTTGATCAGATGTGATCTCGGCGAAGAGTGCCGCTGCATCTGCATTCTGGATTCCCCACTGTTCAAACATCTGAGATGCAGTCAGGCCCCCTTGCAGGATTTCGGCTACCATGAGTTCAGCTTCTCTGGTCATGCTTTGAACACCCTGCTCAAACATAACCATGAAATCATTTACTTCAGATTCAATCGGCCCAAAATCAAATGCCTCATAGACTGCAAATGCCGCATCAGCCCCTCCTTCTGCAAAAGCCCGCCCTACCTGTTTATTGAAATCGCTTAAAGCAGATTCCATCAGATTTTCGGAAAATACAGACACCATCATGGATTTTATATTCTGCGCAACAATATCAGAGATATCGCCCCCGGACATAAGGGCCTGCTCTACTGATGTAGCAGTTAGCCCAGTGATCTGCGCCCCAATCACTAAGTTTCGTTTTGATTCGGCATCAGTGAGCTGTTCTGCTGTTGCCTGTGCTTGTCGCATCACATCAATATATGCGTCCCAGGTGTCCGACAAGGCGTTTATCTGACCGATTACGGCAGATCCAGTGATCTGTTCAATAGCCATGTCCATTTCGGCTAAAACGCCAGAAACAAGCTGGATTTGCTGGTATGCTTCTACGGATGCCTGGCCAAGGTCGTCAACTCTACGTGTAAAATCTTCTAAGAAGTTCTGGGTATTAGATACTACATCATAAAAACCGACATAAGCCTGGAAAAGGTCCTGGCCTTCGGTTTTAATGGATTCAAAAAATCCTGTATCAAATGCCTCAAACCCTGCTCCAAGTGATTCTGCTTTCAAGCCTTCAAGGATGCTCTTGAAAACGGTATCACTGATACCGTTGATGATCTGCCCTTCATCCAAACCCTCTGTGTAAACCCAACCCCGATTCACAGCTCCGGGATCATATTTATTAAAGGTCTCTTTTAGTGCGCCTTCAATGGCTTCATCTATTTGCAGAAAATAATTATCAAAGTGATCCCTAATAGCGATTGCAGCATCAGCTGATAAGTCCTGCTCAAAAACGGTCCAATTAAAAAACCTTGAGTCATAAAAATCAGTGGGTCTTCTGCCAGGATCAGAACTTAATCCGCCCTGTATCCCCAAAGCTGGCTTCGGATCGCTGCCGCCACCAAACAATCCACCGAGGAGTCCTCCTGCCAATGCCCCCAAGCCGATGCCTATCGGACCGCCTAAAGCTCCTATCCCCGTCAACCCAGCAAGTGATCCCCCATAAGCAGACATGCCAGCAGCTCCAAGGCCGGATGTTATGCCGGAATATCCAGACGTTGGAAGACCAATTGCGCTACCAAGCGTGGAATACCCAAGACTGCCTAAAGCTCCAGCGCCAAGTGCTGATCCCCAGGTAGTGCCTCCAGATAGTGCCGCTCCCATACCTGGCCCCTGATAGGTTGCTGTACCAGGGATTGTAGCACCAAGCCACCCCATGCCTGGGAGATTTGACATGCCGCCGAAACTCGGAAACATGGTCGTCCCGCCTCCACCAGCTAAACTCGGCAACCCCAGCATATTTCCCAGGGTGGACCCGGCCATCTGATTCATCATCGGCTTGAAAATGTTTGTCATAGCGACTTCAGCGGCCATGTTCGCCAGCATCCGTTTGAAAATATCGAGCATGGAGTCGGCAAAGTCTTCAAAAGAATCGAGCTGGCCGTCAAAGATGTCGTAGAATGTATCAGCGGCAAACTTGTGCATATCATCATACACCCGCTCCCAATCTTTCTTTATTTTTTCTGCTGCTTCTTTTTCTGCTTTTATTTTGTCTTTTCTGGCTTGTTCTTCTGCATCTGTACGATCTTTAAGAATTTTTCGTGTTTGTTCAAAAAGTTCTCGATCTACCTGCATTCTTCGTTCTTTTTCCGTATAATTAACTGCATCAAGATTACCAATCATTTCAAGATCAAGTTCTTGCTGGATACGGAGTTTTTCTTTTGCGGCTTCCTGTGATGCTTTTACTTGTTTATCATACTCTGATTTTTGATGTTCTGTTTCTTCTTCCCTTAATTTAGCAAGTTCAAGGTTCAACCATTCTTGAACTTTTGTCTTATCCATCCCAAGTTGTTGAGAACGTCTAATGGCTTCTTGTCTTAATTGTTTTTCTTTTACATCAAATTCATCATGTTGTAATTCATAAATTCTAGCAGTCATTTCTTGCCAGACTTCCGCAAATTCATTTGGATCAATAATATCTGCTGCTTTAAGATCATTTAATGCTTTAATTAAAGGAGGAATTGCTTTTCTTGTTTCTTCTAATCCTTTTCTAAATTCAAGTGTTCTATCTCCTATTTCAAAAGACATTAAATCACTTAAAAGAAGATTATACTCCTTTTTTAAATCAGAAACATATTCTTGTTCTGTTTTTGCTGCTTGTTGAGCATCTTCATGTATTCCTTGTATTGCTTTTGCTGTTTCAATTACGGCTTGTTTTGTCTTTCTTTCATTGTCCAAATAATCTTGATATCTTTTTTCTCTTTGCAAAGCAAGGATTTTTTCTTGCTCTTCAACTTCTTGTATTCTTTCTCTTAAAGAACTTAATTGTTTTTCAAGGGAAGGTCCACGAATACCTTCACTTAATAAATTTAAAACATTAGCAGATGATTCAGCTAAATCCGCAAAGAAAGCGAGTATCCCTGATTCTGCTATTGCCCGTTGAATATTAACTATTGCATTTCCAAATTCTGCAAAAGATGCCTGTGCTCTGTCCCCCGCACTTTTTGCGGCTTCACCAAAACGATTCTCAAGTACATCTGCTAATTTTGGAAGAAGTTCAACAGCAGCTACTTGTCCTTGTTCAAGCATTTTATTTAATTGCTGTGTCGTAACCCCCATAGCTTCGGCAGCCATTTGAAATGCACCTGGAAGACGCTCTCCGAGCTGCCCCCTCAACTCTTCTGCTTGCACATTTCCTTTAGAAATCATCTGAGATAAAGCTCGGAGTGTACCGGCAGTATCATCAGCACTCATACCTAAAACAGCACTTGCTTTTGTTACTGATTGAAATACCCTTTCAATCTCTCTTCCTTCAAGTGATGTATTTTTAGACGCAGCTAATATGTTTTTATAAGAATTCTCAAGTGCATTTATTCCCAAACCCAATTCATTAGCTGTGTTTTTCAGCATTCCCAAAATACGATTTGATTCAACAACACTTCCTGTTATCGCTTTATACGACCTTTGTAAAGAATCAAGAGCGGCCCCTTGACGAATAATATCAGTAGTAAACTGAGATATTTGCATAGTAGCCAATACGGTAGCATAACCAAGGGCAGCAGCACGGACGGTTTTTATAAACCCACTAAAAGCTGTACTTGTTTTTTTGACACTTCTATCAATACCGCCCATTTGCCTTTCAGCGGTTCTAGACATAGATTTAAGTTCCCCTTCAACTCTTCTAACATCACGCCGAAGTTCACCTATATCCAATCCCATAGAAATTGCTAATGTGCCTATATCAGTCATTATATACCTTCTTCATCCGTACTGGTTTCTTGGTTTCTTTCTCTTTTATTATATCAAACCTGGAACCAAATTTAGTGCGTTGTTTCCTTTTTGGAGGTGTTGTTCTTTGTGGTATCTTTTCCTCTAAAGCGTACTTATACCGTTTTCCATCTGTTCCAATAACAGGTTTAAGTTCTTCTTCAGTTAAAAGCCTTTTCTTTGCTTTTTCATCTCCTAAAGCCGATACCATGTTTTTAGCAGCATCTATGATATTGAATTTAGATTCCTCTTTTTTATTGTCTTTACCAAACTGTGGTAAAAAGTCTTTATACTCAAAATGGGAACCGTCTTTAAACTTAATAAATGCCAGGGCAAATCTGTAAGCAATCAAAGCGAGTTGGTGCATTATCTGTTCATGTGGTAAAGGATTTTCACTGGAGTACATTTCCCATTCTTTTGCTTGAGAATAAGAAATACTATCCAACATTTTATCCACATTTACATGTCCCAACTCCCTTGCCATACCTAACCAGAACTTTCTTCCTGGCCTCCTAAGTTTTTTGCCATTTCTTCCTCTGCTTCTTCTGTACTACCATTCACTTCACGAACAACTTCCAGAATCTTATCCAACACTTTTGCACTCTTTTTGGAAAGCTGTTCATAGTGCTTTTCTGTAAAAAGTTTCTGAGTACATTCAGGATCAGCATAAACACAGGACGATACCATTTTTGCTCTGAAATTATCAGAATTGAATTTACGTTTACCATCACTACTTTCAATAAAAACAGATTTTTCCCAATCTTCTTTGTCTTTGCCCGTCATGCCTTTTACATAAAGTTTACATTTCCATTCAGGGATAGGAACTTCTCTGGATTCAAGATCGTTTATCCCAAAAATATGATTCCGCAATTCGTTAATGTCTTTCAGATCCACATACTCTACTTTTTCTGTCTTTTTCATTGTCTTTCTCCTTTGATTAAGTTTCTTATGGTACAAAATAAGTTAAGGGGTATAGGGTTTGATTAACCCTGAATTCAATTAGTCACTAATAACCACTAAAACCCACTACCGGAATTTACAGTAACCTGTCCAGTCACCTTAATAGTAATATTGCAAGTTATCTGAGAACTAGAATCAAGATTAAGCGGAAGTTCAGTAACAAGACCACTAAACTCAAGGGTAGTTACATCATCATCCGGTAAAATCATTTCATAATCCACTTCAGTATCCGATTCAAAATCAGCCTTCATGGCATCATAATCAGACCTTGTAAAATTCATGGTAAAGGTCAATGTACCAGGATCACGAAGACCGACAATGAATTCACGATAACCGCCCGTACTGGCAAGAGACGTTACATCAATAGTTTCTCTGGACATAGTTGGTCCAGAAATATTAATAACTTCCCCTACACTCACCCAAGCAGTACCAGTGTACTTTTTGAGCAATGCACCTACACTCGAAACAGCATTAGTCATTTTAATTCCTCCTTATGTTGTTGTTATATTCCAGATCGTTGAACCCGGAAATTTAAAGAAAATTGATACCTGTTTTTATCGTCTTGTCCTAAATATAAAATATCCGATTTAACAGCTATCTCAATATATCTAGTACCATTCCATATTTCATTATTTCTGGCATAATGTAAACGGTACTTGACATCTCGCATAAAAGCATAACCTACTTGGTAATCAACGTCTCTATGCAAAAACTGAACAGATGGTCTTTCATACCCATATTCCCCTTGATCTGCTCCTCCTGTATCAACAAGAACAGAACAAGTATTAGGAGTATCCGGCATAGAGGCAACAAATAGATTAGTACCAAACACTAACCCTAAACCAGCTCCAGAATCTACAAGCATGTCCTTTATATCTATACTTGGTGCATTTGCTGAACTTGTTGTCATCTCAATGCTCCTTGTGCTTCTTTAGCTACTGTATAAAGCACATAAGCTGTATTTCTATCTACAGCATTCTCCAAAAACTTAGGACCAGACCCAGGACGTGTCCAATTAATACCAGATTGACCTCTACCTGATACGGCTTTCATATGACTTAAAGCTCTTCCTGATATTCCTGAACTTGATGTCATTTCATGAACATAAAGGGCATAATAAGCACCGAACCCAAAAACTACAAAAGGACCACGAGAAGTTCCAAGTGCTTTTGCCTTTGCTGTCATTTCTGAAATAGTACCACTATGAACAGCTTGTAACTTTGCCATTTGTGCCGCCGTAAATGCCGTTTTTTTGCCGGTTGCCTTAAAACGGGGGCTTGCACCTTGGGGAATGTTCCCTTGGCTTGTAATCACGAAAAAACTGGCCCTAAGATTTCCTTTATCAACGGGAATCAATGGAACTGTTTTATCCATGTCCCGCCTAATCTGAGCTACCCCCCTGATAATACCTTTTAGAGTACGTCCTTCAATCATACGGATTCGGGTATTCAAATTATTTATAACTTGATTTAATCCACGTATTTTAGCTCTACCGGCCATTATAACCACGCCTTTCTAAAATAATCTGCTCCGTCAATGCTTACTTTTTTATAATAAGCCCTAATTGGGAATGCTCCTGATATATTCTGTGGATTATCTAAATCACCCGAATCAATATCGTCTAATTCTCCAAGATAAAGATACGCATCATTTTCAAAGTCATCGGTTGATGAATAAACATTGGCTTTGGATATTTCTTCTTTACCGGCGGCACTCATAAAAAGTTCTTGGTGTTCTTCCCATCTTACATCAATTTCAACTGGATCAGCAAAAGTCAACTTACCAAACCCATCAGTTGTAGGAGACCCCCAATAAACAGCTTTTTGATTAAAAGATCCTTCTAAAAAACCCATGATGTCCTCTTATAAAATAGGTGAATCATCAAATGAAGGAACCGCTTCAATCTTGATTCTCTTTTTACCGACATTTGCAAGTTTTCCACTGGTATCAAAAGCAATGGCTGTTTGTCCATACGTAGTTGTGTGCATATTCATTCCAAGTTTAGGATAACTTTCTGCTCCATCACCAATCTTCTTGTATTGTGGTTGTCTGGATTTTGTCATTGCTATCAAATGAGCTGTTACCCATTTTTCAATAGTTTCCATTAAAGCATCGGATAAACCTTCATCACTTAAAATAGCATTGACAAGAGCATTAGCATCCGTAATATACGGAGTTATTTGAGCTTCGGATAAAGAAGTAGCCATAATAGCTTGCACATCAGCTGCATTTGTTCTTACAGTCATCTTTTACCTCCTTGCTTTCTTGCCCGCCTTTTATTAGATGCTATGACAGCTTGCCGTGCCCGATCTCCAGCTTCTGTTTTATAAAACTCTTTTCTTATATTACTCAATTTTTTCTTTGTTACTTCTGTATGGTGTTTTCCTAATCGAACATGTCCATTCTTTTTATTATACACTTTTATACTATTACTTATTTTTTTCTTTGTTTCCGAACTACATTTTCTTCCAGAAGTATCATTTGCACATTTACAAATATTATACAATTTTTTAAATCTATCCAAACAACGTTGTTCAAAAAACAACAAATCATTCTCTGCACAATAAAAAAGAATTTTAAATTCAAAATACCTTTGCTTAAATTTATTCCACGCTTTTTGTAACCTTGAGTTTTGGTGATTTCCTTTCTCCAAATACCATTTGTGTTGAAATAATCTATATTTTAAATTAACAGAACTTCCTATATACTTTCTTCCATTTAATTTATTCCTAATCATATATACACCAGATGGATGTAGGTGTTCCATATTTAATCACCTCCGGGCTTTCCACAAACGGGGTTCCACAAAGTCAGACACAGCAGAGCCATTCCAAGTTAATCCAAGCCATTCGATTGTGTGCATCATTTGAGTATAATCTGCATTTACCATTCTTTCAGGCCAAACCATTTGGACATTCAATCCAGCTTTGATTATCTCTACAAATTTTTCTTCATGTTGATGCACCCACCAAATCCACCCATCACGTTCATTATCAACACCAACAGCTTTCTGTACTTTTTCATTTGCAAAAGCTGTCATGAAACCAGTACGCATACAACTCCGAACAATATCAGCGGTTTTTCTTCTTACAATTACCCATTTAGAATTTGGGAAAGCGTACTGCCAAACGGGCCATATGAGTGACATTTTAGCACATTTATACATCCAAGGTTTATCAGGAGTCCATCCTTGTGATTCCAGTACCTTTAGTACAGTTTCTTTAAACTTTTGAGGAATAATAATATCTTCTGTTTTTGGTAAAGGGTATTGTCCTCTTTTATCCATTCCAATGTTCATGAGAACAGGTTTAACAACCCTTTCCCGAATAACATGGTTTTCATACATCCCTTTCCGATTCCATTTACTCGGTCCTACTGTATCCCCCTTAAAAGCACCGCACAAATGAACACAAGCCCCTACCATACTAGTTCCTGATCGAGCTGCCCCTGTTACTAAAATCGGTTTATCGGAATAATCCATGATTAGGACTCCTTATAATATTTTTGGTAAAGTGCTTCGTTTGTTCGTAATAATTGACGGTACTTTAGTGGTCTTAGTTTCTCATGGTAAAGATGATATACCAATAAATCATCTCTATGAATAAATGTCACTCCTTTTTGTTTTAAGGAATCCCTAAAAGCATCATCATCATAAGAAATACCATGTGCAAACTTCTCATCAAATCCACCAATACGCCAATAAGTGTCTTTATGTAAAGCGCTACAAAAATGATATTCAGCATTTCTATATTTTGAGTGCT